TACAACGCTACGGCATTAGAAACTCTCATGTTACTGCTATAGCTCCTAATACCACATCATCTTTAATTCAGGGTTGTACCGCCAGCGTTTTACCCGCTTTTAAACGAGTATTTACAGAAAAGAACTCAAAAGGTGCTGTTCCTAATTGCCCTCCTTTTATTAAAGATTCTTTTTGGTATTACCAAGAGAATCAAAATCTTGATCAAAAGATTGTTGTTCAAGCAATTGCTGAAATGCAAAAATGGATTGATACAGGGATTTCTATGGAATTACTGTTTAACCTTAATCAGGGTGTTTATTTTCCTGATGAACCAAACCGCGTATTAACAGCTAAAGAAGTTTACGAGACTTTAATCTTAGCGTGGGAATCAGGCTGTAAAGCAGTGTATTATGTGCGAACTGTTCAAAAAGATAACTTCAAAGATAGCTGCTCTAGTTGCGCTAATTAACCATGAATATTGTTTTTTATGTCATTTTATCTATATGAATATTGTGTTAATAATTATTAACTTTTTAGCAACTATTGTATTAAGTATATTTTTACTTTATATTGCTTTAATTTTTGCTGTTGTTCTGTGTAGAGTGTTTTTTAGATTTAAGACTAATTTAATTTACACAATTAAACAATTCAAATACTATTCAGTAGCTGAATACAATCGAATTAGTTCCTGTAAATATTACAATCCTGAAACCCACAAAAACTTTAATCTAAAATGTAGTGTAAATCCTTCTGTTTCTTGTGTACAATGTAGAGACTGGGAATCGTTAAAAGTAAAAAAGCAACCAAAATATGACATCAGCAAATCTTAACGATAAAATGCCTATTTCTCCGATCTTTAATCCGTTGGGAGATGATGCGACTGGAACTCGATCTATCTGGTTTGGTAATACTACTAACCTAATGCAATTAAATGACGTTCGTTATACTTGGGCGGTAGGTTTATATCAACAGATGCGCGAGAATTTCTGGATACCGCAAAAAATAGACGTCACTCAAGACGTAACTGATTATAACAACTTAACCTTAGATGAAAGACGTGCTTATGATGGTATTTTGTCTTATTTAACTTTTCTTGATTCTGTCCAGACCTGTAACATCCCCCACCTAAAATCTTGTGTGACAGCCCCAGAGATTAGCCTTTGTATGGGAGAACAAATCTCTCAAGAGGCAATGCACAATCAAAGCTATCAATACTTAATTGAAACGATTATTCCCTCGGATCGGAGAAGTCAAGTTTATGACTTTTGGCGTACTGATAGAGTTCTTAAGGATCGTTGTGAATTTATTGCTAATCTCTACCAAGAATACATCGACAAACAAACAACTAAAAGCTATTTTATCGCCCTTCTTGCTGATTATTTGCTAGAAAGCTTGTATTTCTATAACGGATTTATCTTCTTCTATAATCTTGCTTCTCGACAATTAATGCCTGGTTCTGCCGATATTTTTAGGATGATTAATCGAGACGAACTAAGCCATGTCAGATTATATCAAAAGTTAATCGTTGAGGCGATAAATATCTTCTCTTATAGCAAACAAGAAATAGAAGATTTATTTTATTGTGCGGTTGAACAAGAAATTAAATGGACTAATCATATTGTCGGTAATCAAATATTAGGAATTACCGAAGATAGCACTGATCAATACACAAAATATCTAGCCAATATTCGATTAAGGGCGATTGGCTTAAATCCGATTTTTACCGACGATAAATACAAAAAATCTCCTTATTCGCATCTAGAAAAATTCTCTGATACTCAAGGGGAAGGTCACACTAAATCAAACTTTTTTGAAGCAACTGTTACCAGTTATGTTATGTCTTCTGGCTTAACTGGATGGGATGATATTTAATTTAATTGCTTAATCTTTGAAATTTTTGGCATCTTAGCAGTGGCAAAATTTTGCCACTCTTTTATCAAAATACGATAATTAACGATAAAGTCCATTTATTTTCACTAATGGTATTTTTTGCTGGTAAATTCCATCAACTTTAATCCAAAGAATTCCTTTAGCATAAATTCCACTAGACTTAACCCAAACTTCTTTAACAGGATAAGGAATTAAAGGAACTCTTGGACGTAAAAAACTCATTTTAATCTCCTATCAAAGGCGGTCGGTTGACGAATGGGTGAGAAGCAAACAGAAGATCTTGATAGCCAAACTTCCACGCACCCCAACCAAGAATAAGATCATCTTCGTAATCACTCAACATTCGCTGGAAGTGCAAGACAGCAAAGCATTTACACATTATATTCGGCGATAATTGATTTAAAATGCCAAGAAACCCTACTTTCGTGGCTGAGGCAAGGAAACTGCTACAAGCGATAGATTCCCGAACGGTTGCCGACCGGTAGTCTGATAGGTAGGTATCAATAAATGATGAGGACGAAAAACTGGCCTTGCGTTGGGACATAATCACCCGTCTGTTATCAAGCAATGTTTGTGTCGATAACGAACGAGATCGCCAGGTGCCATCATATAGGCCAATAGCAAAATCTGGGATAATATTCGCTGCCAAGAGAACCGAGTTTTCCAGGCTAAATTGACTGAGATTGAACATATAGTGACCAAGAGATGTAGCACCGAAAAAGTAAGCACTAAATCCAGACGCAGGCTGTAGCGAGTATGAGATTCCGAACGGGTAGCCTAAAGCTTGAGCGTTATCTTTATAAAAACAGGGTAATCCATTTTGCGGGAAAATGAACTGCTTTGTTGATGTTATTTCCCCTCGGCTAAAGGAAGATCCTAAACTTCCTAAATTTGGAATTGTTACAAAACCAGAGCTATCTAATACGTTATTTGCGAGCGCATCAACGTATAATTCTGGATGCAATAGATCAGGGGTCCACAACCGCCCTTGTAATCGGGCTTCATCGTATATCCAATTTAATCCTACTCCTCTAGGCATTAATTAACCTCTTCATTCCAAGTGTTAATAATCAAAGTATTACCACTATTTGGAATAGAAGTTCCAAGCCTATTTGTAATATATAATCCCCACGTTCCGGCGTTGGGGATTCTGATTGCTCCTTGTAAAGAAACTTGCCGAGTTCCTGTTCCTAATGCTGGTAGTCCCTGAAACTCGCTGTTATTTTCAGTGTAACCATTTCCCCTTTTTCTTCGCAGAATTAAGGCAAGAGAACCACTAGCTGATGGTGTCATGCTACCAGACTGAAAATAAACTCCTAAATACAAATTTTTTAAGGTTTCATTGACAATATCAGCTATAAAAACTGTTACGCCGTCAACAGTTCCATTTAAAGGGGTCGCCAAATTAGCAGAATCTGCGCTTAAGCTTGACCAAGTTGCAATTGCCACTAAACCATACCTCCTCTAACTAATCCAATAATCGTTGTATCAATTTGAATATTATTTAATTGCGCCCAACTTTGAGCTAGAATTTCTTTTGTTTCTGGCACAATTAAAGCTTCTAACCGTGTTTTAGTTGGTGCTGAAATTAAATTGGCTTGAAATAAATTAGCTACTATTTGCTGAAAAGTTGCCAAGTATTCTGATTGATTAAGATCTAAAACTTCCAATTCACTTAACACAGCATTAACACTGTAACAAATATTCTTAATCGATTTATTTTCTCCATTAGAAATGTAGTCAACTATATTAAATAATTCTTGGGCAAGAATTAATATAGTTTTTATATCCCTAGTTCGTACACTCTTATAAACTGTTTGCAAAGTTACACTTGGCTCATTTAATTTTTCAGAAATAGCCCAATCGGGGACACTTTCGATAGTTCCCCCAAATTGGTTTTTTAACTCGTTGACAACTTGATTGATTTTGTCTAGTAATTCCATAGTTTTAAGTTACTTGGATGTAAATACTACCTTCTGGGTTTCCATCATTATTGTTAGGATGCGATGTTCCGTATGTAATGATAGTTTGGTTTATGGGGTAGGCTACACTCCCCGTAGCATCAGCAACATAGATCATGATTCCAGTACCTACTCTAACAAAATAAACGGCATTAGGCGTTAAAGGAGAAGGCGGGCCTCCTAATACTTTTTCAGGGCGAAAAGCTACCATGCAATTGTTCCCTCCCATCCAGTTTTAGGCAAGCTATTATTATAGGTAAAAAGGCCATCAGCATTCTCTCCTATTTTATCAAGCTGAGTTTTATTGGTGTGAGTGTGACTATTAGATACTGCCGTATCAATAGCGCTAGGAGAGCTAGTGGGCTTCCCTTGAATATTAGCCCATTGTGAAATTAAATCAAGCGATTCAGCTTCGCTTAATTTAATCCAAGAAGTCGCAGAAACTCTATAGAGGTAAGTAGCCGCGCCGCTTGCCACAGTGGAATCGCCGGTTGCGTCCAGAACCAATACCTGAGTGTTTTTGGTCAGCACTAAAGCATTTCTTGCTGCTATATCAGCTACAATCGGCATTTCGCCGGCTAACCCAGAAATTGAGGCATCGATTAATGCCTGAATATCTACATCTGTCAATAGTCGTTTTAGAGCAGTCCCCGCATTATTGCTTACGTATATTTCGATATAATTCGGTTTGCCCTGATGCGCAACAAAAAAAACAGCATTAGGGACGCAAGGTAGCGGGGGGACTGCAGTTAGTTTAAAGGAATTAAAAGTTGTAGTCATATTTTACCAGTCTGTAATTATCCATTGAGGTTTTAGGCTATTAAGCCAATCTTGTTCCGTGCCAACAAAACCATTTTGTACAGCTACCTGATAAGCTGATTTACCTTCACTGCCACGAATATCAATTGCATTAGCAATTAAAGAAACTAATCCAGAAGCTCCGATATACCCACCCGTTGCCGGGGGTAAACCAGAACCACCTACCCAACTAACTATCTGAAAAACCCTTCGATTACCGTCGGAAACAATTGCTAAAACAGGCGACCATCCAGCACCTCCAAGAGTAGCCGAAACAATTACTTGCCGAGAGCTTCCAGTTATTTCAATTGGCATCAAACTTCCCCCCTGACGACTACGGGAATTAAATCTAGTCCTAAAGGTTCAATAATGACCCGACTAGCAATAGTTTTAGATGCCTCTAAGTCAGCTTGCCAGTAATCTCTTCCTGCTTTTGGTTGTGCAATTTCTTTAAAAGAAATAGGGGCAACTTCCATCTCGGCAGTGATATTGCTATCGATAATTAATCGAAAATAAGTATAATCCTGATATTCAATTGAATCTTCTCCTTCTTCATTAGGGGGTAAAATAAAATCCCCAAATTGCAACCCCTCGAGCCGACCAGTAGCTATTCTAGTCTCCCCGAATTGCCTTGCTACATAAAAATTAATGTTCCATCCTGTAAAATCTCCCTGAATAAAAAACTCTTCATCCCAAGTCGATCCCTTTTTAATCTCAATAACAATTTCACTGGCAATCGCGGGATACGACTGCCCTTTAAGGAATTTGTTACCAGTCAGGACTTTTTGAGACATTAGCGAGATTGTATTATTTATTGTATTATATCCTGAATTTTCTTTTTTTGAGATATACTTAAAAGGAAAACATATTTACACCGCCGCGCTCTTTTATACCGCACCCGGGAGCGCGGTTATTTTTTTGCCTTGACAATTCTATTAGGACTGTGAGAAAATTCTTAAAAAGATTGACTTGGACTACCGCTTTACGAGGGAGCGTTTTTTTTTATCTATCCGTATTACATATATTACAAATACTACAGAGCGATTGTTAGATTGTAGATAGATTGTTAATAAGGTTATGTACAATCGAAAGCCTTACAGAGTATAGGTTTTAGACTTTGTAGATATTGTCGATGTCTTATAGAGGAAAAAAGAAAATAGAGTAAAAGATGTACGGCAAGATCAGCAATAAAGGTGATTAAACGCAAAACTGACTCTATTGACAAAATGCCGTATTTTTGGCTAATCAGAGAATTTTAGAGGCGAGAAGTGATTCACTGCCAATCTGTTCTTTTTGTGTTTGATTGTAAATAGGCTTATCTACAATCGAAATCCTTGCCCTGACTAGGTTTTAGACTTTGTAGATACTGTTGATGCTTTATAGGGAGGAGAGAAAGATAAAAAACAAACAAGGTCGGCAATAAAAAGAAACAGACTCAACAGTAAGGCAAAGAAAAACACACGGGGTGATTATAAACAATATCAACAAAGAAGTAAAAAAAGGATGAAAGCTATATATATTAATACTTTTATCCTTTTTATCTTTGTTAATACCCTTATCTACAATCTATTTACAAACTAACAATCTAATTAATCGAGGTCAGCAATAAGAACACAAAAAATCCTGACACGGGGATAATGTTAACAGTATCTACAAAGTCTAAAGCCTATATATATCAAGGATTCCATTGTCAATACCTTTATCTACAATCTATTTACAGTCTAACAAACTAGCCAATCTCCGAACATTACCCACTAAGCTCCGAATATTAGACGATAAAAAACCCCTGTAGTCCCTACAGGGGTTTATGTAACAGTTATCGCTTTTATCTTAGCAGTAAATAAGGTTATTTACTGCTTTTCACCTAATATCCCCCCATCATTAACTCGATTTGTTCTTCTAGAGTAGAGTTTTCGCTCTCAAGCTCTTTAATTCGGTCTTTTAAGCCAAGGATTTCGTCAATGTAATCAACTTCTCGATAATCCAATTTGTCGATTTTGGCAGTCAATTCAGCGACTTGGCTCTCAAGTTGCTTGTTAGTCCCAATCGCCTCGCTTTTGACTTGAAAACCCGCTATTGTGTGAAGGAATAGGCGAACGCCCAACTGCATTACTTTTAGAGCTAGTTCGTGATTATCTTTAATTAGCCACTGGCAGATCACGTCTTCTGGTATCAATGCAACGGTTCGTAACCCGCTTGCCGTCTCGATTTGAGCCTGTTCAAGACCTTTTTCACGCAAACCACTCATAGTCAAACGGCGAGAAATAGTTGAGGGTATTTTCCCCGCCATCCGTGCATATCCACTAATTGAGGCAAAACTCTCACCAGTCTCGGTATTGATAATTAGTTCAATACCATCGTGATCAAAACGTTGTAAACTAATATTAGCCATGATTTACTCTGTAGTAGTAATTGTGGTTAGTCCCCCGTTAACGCGGGGGCGCATCAATATTATACCATATTTAGATGAGACCTAAAGAAATCCTTGTTTTGCAGGCTCTTTACAATAAAGAATTGTCAGGATTACAGATAATTCAATTTATAGCTGATATTAAAGGTAAAAGCCTTGATATTGGCTTGTTTTACCCTGTATTTCAAAAATTAGAGGAAAAAGAACTTATTAAATCCCGATGGGGAACCGAACGATCTAGCGATAGAGGCGGTGCTAGAAAAAGATACTATCGGCTCACCCAATCAGGAGAAAAAGCCCTTGCTGATATACAAGGATTCGATAATTCTCTTGATTGGGATTTTGCTTAATTAGTGTGGGGTCTAGGAGTCGAACCTAGTGTTTTAGGCTTATGAGGCCTATGTGGAAACCATTTCACTCACCCCGCTTTACTATTATATCACACTTTCAATCAATGCGATAGATAATTTCGTTAGGATCGACCTTATAATAATCACAGATTGCTTCTAAGACTGTGATAGAGGGTAAATGACCTGGATCATTCGATAATCTGTACCCCGTATTAAAGGATATACCCACATCTTTAGCAAACTTGTAAATCGTAATACCTTTGTTCTCCGTAAATTCCTTGACTCTGTTTTTTAGTACCATTGTATTAGTTTTTGCACTTGATAGATTTATTATAACTTTTTTTAGAATACCCCTTGACAATATTACAAGTATGATTGTAATATACAGATATAGAGAAAGACGACCACCTCCAACTGCAAATTAGTGTGATCGCCTTTCCGTCAACCCTAGTAAAGGTCTAAGTCATGTTAGCATCCAATCCTGTTTCTGTCAAAGTCCCCATTACCTCTGGCGGTTTTACTATGGTTGCCAAAGGTCAAAAGCATCGCGTATCCCTTGAAGTGTGGGGAGAGGGACAAATAACGACCCTCCGAGTCACCTGCCAGCAAACTGGTAAAGAATGGTTTTTTGATACCTTTAATGGGAAACTACGCCGTGGCTTTGATGCCGAGAAAAAAATCCCAAATTACGAACTACCCGCAATCAAATTTGAACCTGCGCGTTCTAGCGTTCTTTCGCAGTCGCCTACTCCTTGTTATTCAGATTGGATAGAGTGTGCAGGTCGGCCTTATCTAGTCCCTTCAAACGAGCCACCCGACGACGGCTTTATCTATGAGGATAACGAACCGTCGGATTTAAGTCGGTAC